CTGTATCCAATCCACCTACTCTAGATGACCAAAACAATGTAATTGAAGGTTATGATGTAACTGACAGATTTACATTTGACGATGGTCAAAGAGATACATTCTATGATGTTTCTAGATTGGTATTGAAACCTGGATTTGATGCTCCATCTGGTCAAGTAGTTATTGTATTCAATTACTTTGAGCATTCTGCTGGTGATTTCTGCACTGTCGATTCATATCTTCTCACTGGTGTCCCAACAACAGATATTCCATACTTTAATTCACCTTCTTTAGGTAGAGTTTATCTTGCCGACTTAGTTGACTTCAGACCTAAGGTCGATGTTAACTCAATTATTTCTGGATTCCAAGACAAGGCGTTATTAGCAAGTAACAATACTATCTCATTTAATGGGTCTGGTGGTATTCCTTCTGCAACACCTGCTCATGACGAGAATCTAGAATTTACTTTTGGATTCAACAGCAAGCAATATCTAGATAGAATTGATGGTGTCTTCCTCAATAAGAAAGGAGACTTTATTGTCAAAAAAGGGAATTCATCACTAAACCCATCTAAACCAGAATCTCCTGACGACGCTATTGCTCTATATTATCTATTTTTACCAGCTTTCACTGAAAATGTCAAAGACATTCGTGTGACTCCGATTGATAATCGTCGTTATACGATGCGTGATATTGGCAAGTTGGAAAAACGTGTCGAGCGTTTAGAATATTACACTACCCTAAGTATTCTTGAGCAACAAACATTCAATACTCAAATTAAAGACAGTGTAGGACTTGATAGATTTAAGTCTGGTATCATTGTAGACAATTTTGAGAATCATGCGATTGGTAACTTGAAATCATTTGACTACAAGTGCTCTATTGACACCCAACAGTCTGTTTTGACTTCTCCAACTGTCGAAAATTCATATGCTCTAGAAGAGACAACTACGACAAATCAAGAAAGGTCTGTTGCTGGTTATCAAAAGACTGGTGAAGTATTGACTCTTCCATATGCAACTCAGGATTTTGTTTCCAATAAGTTTGCAACAGCAAATGGCAAGATTAATCCAAATCCATTTGTAGTTGTCCAATATGTCGGTGATGCTTCTATTTCACCATCTATCGACCATTGGTATGATGACACTCAAACACCAAACATTCTGAATAATGACACCAAGGTATTCTCCGTGTTTGTCAATAAGACAGATGCTAGAGAAGGTTATGCAAGTCTCAATAATTTCTACATCACTAACTGGATTGGCACAGATAGAGCATTCTTTAATATTAGTTCTTTGAATGACATTACGACAAATACAGAAGCAAATGTCGTTGCTGCGAAGGTTTCTACGTCTTCTAACATCAGTCCACAGAATAATGAAATTGGTAAAGGAATTACAACCAATTCATCAGGCAAGAAAACAGTCGCTTCTTCTTTACAACTTTTTGTTAGGTCTAGAGCAATTAAATTTAATCTTCGTAGGTTAAAACCAAATACTAAATTCTATGCTTTCATTGACGGTAGAAATGTATCTAGATACGTTTGTCAGGACGTTAAGTATACTGGCATCCCAGGCAATTCTCTTGGACCATTTGGAGCTAACATTGATGGGTCTTCTATTAAATCTGACGACAATGGCGATGCTAGTGGTCTATTAATTTTCCCTGCAGGATCTGCTCCTCTACAAAATTCTTCTTGGACTGGAGATATCAATTCCGTTAGCTACGAGACATCGGACGATGCTGAGCAATTGAATTTCTCAACAGGAATCAAAACCATCAGATTTACTTCTAGTGAAGAAGACGCAAATGACGATAGTGTCGATAGTTTTGCAGAATGTAAATATTTTGCTACTGGCAATTATCCAAATCAACCCGCATCTATCATTTCAACAATTCCAGCATTTTTGAAAGGTGCTGAAGGTGTGCAGTTTATTGATAATGCATCAACTCAAGCAAAACCAAGTCCACTATCACAGACATTCCGTGTTGAAAATATGGATGGTGGTTGTTTTGTTACCAGTGTTGATTTATTCTTTGCAGAGAAGAGTGCTTCTCTACCAGTAAAAATATATTTGACAGACACCAATGCTGGCAAACCTGGCACATATGTTGTCCCAGGTAGCGAAGTGATTAAATCTTCAGATACTTTCTTGCAGATTTATGTAAGTGGCACTCTGGAAATGGAAATTGGTGAAATTATTGCTGGGTCTGTTTCTGGAGTAAAGGGGACTGTTAAAGAAGTCTTTGACCAGAATAAAAATAAATTATTACCAACTTTACAAAATAAGGTCACTTTAAACAATGACCAAGTTTATACTTTAGTAATTTCAAATTATACCAGTATTGATGGTAGTCCATTCCAACCAAATGAAGGATTATCTATTCCATCTCTACAAACTTATAATACTCTCAATAATACAAATTTATCTGTAACTATTGCAAAAGATTCTGGTCGTATTGTTGATTTGAATATTTCTGATTATGGTGAAGGATATGATTCTGCTACTTTAATTATTCAAAGTCCTCAACTTCCTGGAGGAAGTGTAGCAACCGCAAACATATCTATTTCTAATGGTGAAGTATACAACACATCAATTCTCCTTGAGGGGTCTGGTTATACTGATGCACCATCTATTATCTTAAGACCTAACGGATCTATTAGTAGAGAAGCAGTCATCAATCCTGTTTTGGAAATTGATACACCTGCAGTTAGAATGGGAGTTTCTGTTGACCCACAAGATGGTCAAACTTTAGACTCTGTTTCTCCAACTCGATTCACTTTCGAGAATCCAATTTATCTACAAAATAATACAGATTATACGTTAGGTATTGAGACAGATTCAACCGATTATAGAGTATGGTCTTCTAAGTTGGGTGAAACTGACATCTCAACATCTCAAGTAATTACTCAGCAACCTCTACTAGGTTCTGTGTATAGATCTCAAAATGTAGATGCGTGGACAGAAGATTTGAATCAAGATATTAAATTTGTAATGAAGAGAGCAGTGTTTGTTACTGACACACCAGCAAATATCGTCCTAACCAACGAAGATTTAGGATATGAGTTACTAGACTTCAATCCAATCCAGACAGATTCTTCATCCAATGACAGTGCAGATTCTACTCTGTTTAAAAATAACAATAGAATTATTAGAGTTTCTCACAAAGATAGTGGATTTGAAGATTCTGGAAAATCATATGTTACTTTCAAGCAATCAACTGATGTTGGAGGAATTGAAGCAGAGGCAATTAACAATACTCTATTCCAAGTTTCTAACTCTGGATTAAATTCTTACAATATTACATCGATACTTGGTGCTGGCTCTAGCACCTTTGGCGGCGGTGGTAAAGTCTTGGCATCATATAATAGAAAATATGAAAAATTATATCCAGAGATTGGATATCTTTCTTTTAGTGATACTCCATTCAATGTAAGTGTAAAGACTACAAATATTATTCCTCAAGATTCTCCTGGAGAAAATTATACGTCATATCAAGTTTCTGACTATGAAACCACTTTCTTGAATGAAGAGCATTTCTTTGATAATCAGAAAGTTATCGCATCTTCGTTTAATGAGGTCAAGAATAATATTGACGAATCTCTATGCTACAAGTTTACGTTTAGCACAACTAAAGATAATTTGTCACCAGTAATTGATTTAAGGTCTTCTTCTGTTAAGTGTATTTCTACACAAATTGATAAACCAAAAGGTAACGAAGTAAGATTCGGAAGAAGATACAAGTTACTATCTTTCTATCCAGTTTATAAGTTTACTGTAACTAACCTGCCTGTTGACCAAGCTGGAGATCCTATTATTCCAACCACAGACCAGAGTGTTACAGGTGATACATCTAAGTGTCGCGGTGATATTGTTAAAGTAGTAGGCTCTACGGTGTATGTAAAAGTTACGAATAATAGCGTATATCAAGCAGGTGAGACTTTGACATTTGGTGTCCAAGCATATACTGGAGTGGCAGTTTCCCCTGATGGAGTTACAAGATTTGTAAGTGAGTTTACTCCAAATACTCAAGTTGAAGTATATCAAGAAAACTTATCAGATAGATTCGGCACAAAAATTTACGGAAAGATTATTTCTTGGGATGAAAAAACTGAAACTCTTACTATCCTAGAAGAAAAAGCACCTATTAATGGTGACTATAATTCTTACAACACTGGCGATTTTGCTAGAAATTCTTCAAATGGTGGTGCTAATCAAGTTAGTGATATTATTAGAGTGGGTGATAATCTTTGGCACCAAAAAATTGAGCCAGAAAATCAAACTGATACAAATGAATCTGTTGCAGGATTTATTGAAGTTGCATCATTTGAATATAGTGAGGGTGTTGGATTTACACCAGACACCACATCTAAGAATAGCACATCACTTTCCAAGTATGTTACCAAAGAAGTAACACTTGCAAATCCAGCAACAACAATTGAAGTTAGATTGACGGCAAACATGGCAGCACAAGATGATGTTGAAGTTTACTATAAGGTAAAACCTGTAAACTCTCAACTAGTCTTTGATGATATTGAATGGGTTGCATTCAATGAGACTGGTCGTCCTGATATCGAAGTCATTCCCTCAAATGAAGCAGCTATTTCAGGATTGTTTGAATCGCAGTCTTCATATAAAGAGCACAAATATAGTGTTTCTGATTTGAGTGAATTCTCTTCCCTTGCCGTGAAGATTGTTATGAAGGCATCCAACCCCTGTTACACTCCTAAGATTCAAGACGCTAGAATTGTAGCGGCATACTGATGAATAAATTTTCTAGGGTAGAGGGGCATGATAACCTCTACCGTGATAATACTACTGGTGCCATAATAAATACAGATAAAAGTTTATTTGAAAATAGTAAGAGGTCTACATCTGCCTCAGGGATTATCAAAAATCTTCAGTCAGATGTAGAAACTTTGAAAAGCGAATTGTCCGAAATTAAACATCTTCTACGAGAAATAGCTGGTAAGTAATGTCAGAAAGAATCCCCCTAAGTTATACCTTCGACCAACAGCGTCAGGAGATTAACGAAATTGCAAATGAATTAGGTGATATCACTCAACTTGCTAGTGGTTTACCCAGTGTTGTTGCTGCGATTAATTCGCTGCAAGCTGGGTCTGCGGATGGTGGTGAATTCCTAAATGGTCCTGCAGCACCTACAGCAGGAGATGGTGCTAATGGAGATTTCTGGTTAGACACTTCTACTAATGACCTTTATGGTCCTAAAGAAAATGGTGCTTGGCCAGCAGACACTATTTCTTTCTCGGAGCAAATTCTTTCTGGTGTAGTAGCACCTCTTAGTACATTAGGTAAAGTAAACGATTATTACTTTGATAGTGCTAAGAAAGAGCTATATGGTCCTAAGACATCATCTGGTTGGGGCACACCAACACCTCTAGGTGAAGCAGATTATCAGAATGTCTTATATGTAAAACCCAATGGTAGCGACAGTAATACTGGCGCAAGTCCATCAAAAGCATTCCAAACAATCAAAGCAGCAG